TCAACCGTCCGCCAGCTCGGGCGGACGGGGCTCATACAGCCCGTGCACAGGGACAAGGCGGCGATCGACAGGGCAAGCGTTCTCAGTCCCGGCATAGCGGGCCTCCATCTGGTCAAGGGCGGTTTCATAGACGCGCGCCTGGGCGTCGAGCTGATCAGCGCACGCCGTGCGCTGGCCCGTCACCGAGGCGGCGGCCTGGATCTGTTCGGTCTTGCGGTTCTCCGCCTCGCCCTCGGCGCGGCCGGCCTGCGCCTGGGCGAGCCGGGACTCCTCATAGAGCCTGGCGTGCATGTTCAGGTAAGACGGGGCGAAGGGCGGCGCGCCGATGAACAGAAGCACCGCCGCGCCGGTGATGAAGCCGACGCCGCCGGCAAAGCCGAGGCCCCAGCTCATCCGAACACCCACTCTATGAGCGCCTCAAGACGCGCCCAGAGATAGGGGCGCAGGAACCAGAAGAGGGCGGCGAGGAGCGCCGTCAGCGCGATCGCCCAGCCGCCCCAGCCCAGAAGGGTGAAGAGGCAGGCGATGAAGAACAGAACGAGCAGGCTCTCGCCAACCCGGATCGCATGGCCAAGCATGGTCAGTCTCCTTTGATGTGAAGGGATGAGCGGACGGGCGCGGCGCGGCCTACGCCTCGTTCTCGGTATCGTCAGCGGCGCTGGCGGTAAGGATCATGGGGCGACCCCAGCCGGGATGCCCGCCGGCGACGGGGAGCGGACGGCGCACGCCGTCATAGAGCAGGCGCGCGCGCCGGATCCGCATGATCGAGACGGAATCGGACTGGTTGCCGCCGAGGACGTGGTAGTGGGTCGCGTCCTCGCCCACGTAAAAGCCCACATGCCCCGCCGTGCCGTTCGGGGATCCGCGCCAGAACACCAGCATGTCGCCCACCACGGGCTGGCCCGAGGCCACGCCCGTGCCGAACCGGCGCCAGGCGCGGGCCGACAGGAAGCTCGGTGCGATCTCTCGATGACCGGCGCGATGGGCGCAGATGGCGACAAACAAGCCGCACCAGGGCACGCCGTCATCAATGTAGACCTCACGCACCCAATCGAGATCCGGACGCGCCGTGATCAGCTCATCGCGCCAGGCAATAATCTCGGGATTACTCCCCGCCCCACTCACCTCTTGCACGCCATAAAGCGCCAGCGCCTCGCGCAAGATGGGCGGGCCGGGCACTGTGGCGAGCCAGCGATAATCGAGCGGCAGGCGCCCGGCGAGGGCGTGATCCATGACCGGCATGATCACCCCTCCCCGTTGGAATCAGAGGGCGGGGTCCGGGGCGCAGGGGGCGGCGCCGACGCCGGTGCCCGGGATCTCTGCGCAGCGCCGGCCCGGCGTTGCGCCCAGCCGATCACCAGCCCGGCGAAGGCTTCCTGAGAGCTGGCGCCCGACAGGATCCGGAACACGCCGCGAAAGCCGTCGATCACGGGAACCGCGATCAGCACCAGAAGGAAGTTCGCGACCGGGCCGAAGGCATGGCCGAGCTCGCCCCATTGCTCGAGGAACACATGTACGGGCAAGGAAAAGAACACCCCGCCCGCAAGCCCGATCGCGGCCAGGCCGAGGCGCGATTTCCACTCGCGCAACCGGCTGGCGCGCTGATCCGGCGGCAGCTTGGCATAGGCCCGCCCCCGCGAGTGCAGATCCCCGAATGATCCGCAGGCATAGGCGGCGAGCTCGAGCACCCACCACAGATTCAGCTCCTGCGCGATCGCGCCGACCGATTGCGCCGTGGCGAGCGCGCCCGCCGCCATGACAGCGACGTAAAAGATGACCGGCTCATAAAGCGCCACGATGAAGCGCCACGCGCTCTCCGCCGCATGAATAAAACGATGGGGCATGTCAGGTCCTTTTGACTGTGACGCAGGCATGAAAAAGCCCGCCTGAGCGGGCGGGCTAGACAAGGGATGTTCTCATGATGTTCACTCCCTGCCCCCGACAGAGGACGCGGCGATGAACTGGCGATCAGGATTGCAGTTGAGAGATCATGACCCAGCGGTGCAGGTGGAGCTGTCCTGCCCGCCGGGCGGGTGCGGCCGCCCTAGCCGCTCGATCCGCAGCCTCGCGAGCGGCCGCGATCTCAGCCTTGAGCTCGGCCATCAACTCGGCGTGTGTAAGGTCATCAGGCATAACGCCGGGCTCCCATTGCCATGACGCAGGCACAAAAAAACCCGCCAAGGGCGGGCGAACAAAAGGCTTAATGAGTGAAGGCGGGATGCCCTGACCCGCTACGCCTTGGCTTGAGCCGGCGCCTTGAATTCCAGCCCGAACGCATTGGCCAGCACTTGAGCATGAGCGCGGATCGTGGCGAGTTTCTTCACGCCTTCAGCGCCAACCGGGTCCAGATCATCGCGCTGCGCGGCGGCGATCAGGGGTTTCAAGGCGTCGATCAGCGGCGCCAGTTCTTCGGCGTCATGGGCGGCGGTCTGGGCTTTCAGGTCGGCTTTGGTTTTCTTGGTCATGGTCGTGTCCTTTCTTGGGACTTGGGTTGAATTAAGGGGTTAGAGCTTGGGATCAGGTCGGCTCGATCGCCGCCGCCACGCGATCCGCTTCCGCAATCGCGGCGAGCTGTTCAGGCGATGGCTCGCCGGTTCCGTCGAAATACGGCCCGAAAGCGCCTTCCACATACATGACGTAGAGCGCGGCTTGCGTGTCCGCGTGGTCCATCTCGACCGCTTGCGCAGCCGCAAAATGCTGATCAGCGGCGACAATCACGTCATCCATTGCGGTCACAGGGTCCGCCTCTAGCGCCGCCTTGACCCGGCGCCGCCAGCGCCCGGTTTGCACGGGGCGCAGGAGGCGCAGGAATTGCAGATGCGAGAGCGTCGGCAACCGCGCTGGCGGCGCCGTCCGCGTTGGGCGCGGGCCAGTCGCCCAGCTACTACCCAGCCAGATCACGACTTCGCCTTCGCCCGGCGTTGGGGGCGTCAGATCAGTCTGCACGGCTCTTTCGGGCAGAGGCTTGCGCAAATCGGTGATGACGTGCGGGCCGGAAACCAGCACGCCCATCGTATCGAGTTGATAATACTGCATCACGATCACTCCGCCTTGATGGCCAGTTGCAGGCCGTCATTGGTGTGCTGACGGGCGGGCAGGTGAAATTGAGTGGCGGGATTGTAGCTCTGGCGAGGCTGGGTCCAGATTTGCCCAGTGCTGCCGACAAGTATCCAGTATTCAGGGGTGATTGCCACGCCGCGACTTTGGGAACTCGTTGTCAGGGCTGAAACCGTCAGAGGGCTTGTGCGAACATCAGGGCCTACACGCACCTCATTCGATGCGTGGACCCAATATTCTGCATCGCCATCAAAGACGACCGAATTCACATTAGACTGAATGTTGACATTTAGGCCCGTGGTTTGGGCTATAGCCCACGTTCCAAACGGGTCGGTCGCGGTCGCATAATTCTGACCGTTAAACACAAACCACTGGCCATGGGCGTAATGCGGCTCGCCCCAATCGTTTGCTGTCGTCCCGACGCTTACATCAACCCAACCGGTGAAAAGATCATCGCTGACAAGAATTTTCCCGTCAAAGCCACAAACAACGATCTGTGCGCCATTTGTCCCGAGCGTCGCCACGTTGCCAGATGATACGCCACTAAAGGATAGCAATGTGGGCGTGATTTCCGGGCTCGTGGTATAATAAAGATAAGAGGTTGTGCCACTGTATCTGACCCACACAAGATAATCGCCAAACCTGATCCATTTCGTGAAAGAGTTTGACGTATACCCACTCTTCAGGGTCCAAGTGCCGGTTGGATCAGTCGCGTACCATATATTCGACGGTCCGTTAGCGATCCAGTATCCAGTCACCTCGTCATAAGCGACATATTCGAGGTTGTTGTTCATGAAGTCGGTCGCGTTGCGGGTCCAAGTGCCGGTTGGATCAGTCGCGTACCAAAGGTGTCCTTGATCGCCCACTGCGACGTAGTACCCATTGCCGTAACCAGCAGAATTAAGCGCAACGCTGAAAGAGCTTGAAACGCTGGTGTTTACCGTCCAGACGCCTGTCGGCGCATTGTTAGGCTTCAACCCGATCTGATCGAACAAATCCGGGTAAGCGGACTGCAACAGGGTTTGCGCCGTACCGCGACGGATAAAGCCGGGCGGCGCGGATGCGCCCTGCTCGATGCCAATATGAGCGCCGATGGGCAAGCCACCGCCAGCCCGGTATCCCAGATCAATCTCAGCCATTACAAAAACCTCTGAACAATGCCCGCGCCCGTGGCGAGCAGGGTGATGCGTGAACCGGCGAAGAGCACGGGCGTATCGGCGGCGGTGTCGATCACCTCACCATCAACGATCAGCGTGTTGTTACCGGGTGCGAGGATCACCTTGCCGCCGCCGACAAACAGGTCGCGCCGCCAGCCCGCAGGCCGGTCATCGGGCAAGGTGATCGTGATGGTGCTGTCTGTTGCGCCCGACGCATCCAGCCGCACCGGCAAGGCGGGCGGGGCGATCTCGGCGGTCAGGACCGTGTCAGACGTAAGGACGGTTTCGCCCTCGGCGTTATCGTCGCGCTTCAAAAGCACGTCCCAGGACGGCGACAACTCTTCTGGCGTCACCCCCACAAGGTTCGTAACGCCATCAGCGGCGATGTACGTTTCACCGAACAGGGTGACGATATCGCCCGCCTGATAGGTCGTGCTGGCGTCATAGACGCCCTTGAAGCTGTTCAGCACCGTCCCTGTCAGACCGCGCGGAATATCCAGCTCGAACACCGCATCGAACTCATCGCCAACATTGCGGATCGCCGGGGGCTGATCGGCGGCGATGATGGTGATGGCGCTGATCTGGATTGTGGCGCGGGCGCCTTTGTCGCCCTTATCACCGCGCGGGATTGTGATGCGCAGTTGGGCGGCTTGGGCCGTGCCGATATTCTCGATCACCACATCCGTGCCGGGATTGCCGGTGAGAACTTCGGCCACTTCCAGCGTGCCGGTGTCGCCTTTGTCGCCTTTCTCACCGCGCGGAATCCGAAACACCAATTCGGCCCGGCGCGTTGTGCCGTTGTTGATGACCTCGGGAGCCGCGCCGGGCGCAAGCATGACCACGTCAATCGACACGATTTCAGCGTCATCACCATCCAGAACAACAGACGGCTCGCCCCAGCCCGACGCGGTTTTCGGGCCATAGAACGCCCGTTCATCCACACTAAAGGCCAGCGCCCCCACCCGGCCCTCATCCGCCAGAGGCGGGCCGGATTTGATCAACGCGCCCTCGATCCGCGCGAGGAAATCCACCACGCGAGAGGAGAGTTGTGGGTTGCTGACAGACAGGCCGATCAGGGCGTTGGTCAGCGACAGGATTTCGGTTTCGGCCTCAGCCTCGGTCAACGCGCCCGACGCCACGCCGGACACGACTGCGGCAAGGCCAGATGCAAAGGTTTCATTGCTCATGTCTAATCCTCTAGGCCGTTTCGAACGGGCCGGATGCGTCGGCTCTGATCTTGAGATTGACGCCAACGAGCTGCAGGAATGACCGCATCAGCGTGTCGTTCGGGCTCTCAACAGCGTATCCATTGCTCATCGCGCCGCGGGCGCTGATGACGACCCTGGCGCGGATCGTCTGGGACAGGTCCGCCGTCCATGGCAGGGATTGGGCTGCGTCTTCATCCAGCGGCTCATTGGCGCCATAGGTGTTCGGCACGGCGCCCACATTGCCCGTGGCGCGATGGACGCGATTGGCCTTGTCAAAGACGATATGTGTTTGCCAGATCGAGCCGTTGAACCACTCAATCGCCAACTGATCCTGAAAGAAGAAATAGGCGAAGGTGTTGTTTACGGCGCGGCAGCGATAGCTCAGATCAATATCGACCTCATCGCCAGACAAGACCGTGACGCCCGGCGTCGTCAGCGTCAGGGTGTTGAACTGGGCGGGCGTGCGGGCGCTGACCCCGCTCGACACCAGATCATGCGCCGCCACATAGGCCCGACGCCGACCGCCCAGCTCGCCCGGCGCGATACCGTTGCGGAACAAACCCAGCTCGGTGTCAAACTGCATCTGCCCGTTCGACTTGCGGAAATAGCCGCGCCCATTGTTGGCGAAATCCACCTCGAACGTACGCACATCGCCCGCCGCGTTCGTGGCGTAGAGCACGTTATTGACCGCATCGATAAAGAAGCGCGGATCGTCGATCGTCAGACCCCAGGCGAAACGCTGGGCGTAGTGGCGAATTTCCGAGGCGGCGACGCCGTTGATATCCGAAGCCGCGATCTGCACGCCCGCAGCGCCCGCGCCTGCCGCGACGCCGAGCAACCGCGTGGCCAGCTTGGTGGCGATTTCCGACTGCACTAGCGCCAGATCAGTTGAAACCGCATCAATCTGACCATCCAGCCCGGCTTCCAGCGTGGCGAGCGCCGAGGCCCGCGCCGCGCCAATCGCCGCCTCGACCGCATCCACATAGGTGATCGTGGCGTAGGCGGACAGGTCCGGCGCATCGTCATTGATCTGATCGATCTGTGCTTGCAGGCCCGACACCGCCGTCGCTGAGGCTTGCTGCAAGCTGACTGCGACTGCATCCACGTAAGTGATCGTCGCATAGGCGCTCAGGTCCGGGCCTTCGCCGGTCGGGTCCAGGGCGTCGATCTGGGCTTGCAACTGAGCGACTGCCGTGGCGCTCGCAGCCTGCAATCCCGCCTCGACCGTGTCCACATAATTGATCGTCGCATAGGCGCTCAGGTCCGGGCCGGTGCCGTCCGGGTCGAGCGCGTTGATCTGCGCTTGCAGGCTGTTGATATCAACCGCAATAGCGCTGTTGGCGTCTGCGATGGCCTGCGTCAGTTCGGTCTTGCTGGCATAGCTTGTCAGCTCAGCCGCGAACCCCGCCTCGATCTGGGTTCGTTGCGTGGCGCTCGCCGCCTGCAGGCTCGCCTCCACATTGTCCACATAGGTGATCGTGGCATAAGCGGAGAGGTCCGGGCCGGTGCCGTCCGGGTCGAGCGCGTTGATCTGCGCTTGCAATTGAGCAACCGCACTGGCCCGCGTCAGGGCCTCACTGGCGACGGTCTGCTGCACATAGGTGATCGTGGCCAGCCCCGACAGCGACGGGATGGAATTGCGCACCACGTTGATCTCGGACGACAAGGCGCTGGTGACAGTCTGACGCGCGACCCGTTCGTCATCGATCAGGGCCGTGACCTGGGAGAGCGTTGCGCGGGTCTCAAGCTCGGTGCGGATCGCCGCATCTTCAGCGGCATAATTCGCCGTGACCGCGTCCACGTCGGTCGCCAGTTGCGCCAGAGCGTCAGACAACAGCTCATCCGCACGACCGCGCGCCTGATTGACCGCTGTCAGCACCCCGCCCAGAGACGCGGCGATCTGCACAAGCGCATCATCCGCCCGCCGCTCACGCTCCTCTTGCGCATCCAGCGCCAGCGACATGAGCGCCTCGGCGAGCCGGTTGGCGTCATTAAGAGCGCCCTGCACCACTGACGCCGGGATGCCGCCGACGCTGTCAGCAGATGAGGCGACCATGACACCCGGGATCGCCACACCTTCGACCACCGTCCAGCCGGACGGCTCGCGCCATTGCGCCCAGGTCTGAAGGCCCACATCCACCGTCCGGCCATAAGGGATGGTGTAGATCGTCTTGCCGCCGAGGCGCGGCTCGATCGCGTCGATCTGGGCGAAGCTTGAGTCCGGATCCCCGGCGGGCTTGATGGCGACCAGCACCATCTGGGCCTCGGGGCTGGTGATGGCGTCAAAGCTGACGGTCAGCGCCGGGCGCTTCACCCCGCCTTCGCTTTCCTCGAGCGCCGCGCTCGCCGTGACATTGGAGGGCGCGGCCAGCGCCGGGGCAGTCGCCGCCTCCACATCCACCTGCACGGAGTCCGACCAGTCGCCCTGGTCATCGCGCGGGCCGACCGCGGCGATCTGGAGATCGAGCGCAGCACGGGGCAGATCCGGCGTGCGCAGTCGCACGGTCCAGCCCTCGACTTCATCGCCTTCGATCACATCGCCGCTGATCGCGCTTTCGGTCCAGCCGCCATCAGGCCGGATCCGCCAGCGCACGCGCCAGCCCAGATCCGTGCGCGGCACATCGACCGAGCCCGCCCCGGCGATATCGTATGAGCGAACGGGCGCCGAGAAAGTCAGCACCGCCACCGCCTGACGCTGGCCGCCGAAGCGGGATTCAGTCTCCACCGCGGCGCTGACATCACCCGTGTCGATCACGGGCGGGGTGGACAGTTCACTCTCGGACGGCGCAGGCGGGGCGGCGCCCTCTTCGGCGTCGGGATCGAACGCATCCGCATCCGTGTCATAGAGCGCCCAGTCGATGATGACCGCGCCGCCATCAGAGAAATCAATCTCCAGCGCCTCGACTTCCACGATCTTGCCGCGCAGGAACTCCGAGTTGGGATAGTCCGCCGGGAATTTCAGCCAGCGTTCGCCCATCAGGTCGAGCGCCGGCAGGGACAGGCGCAAGGTTCCGCGCGCCTCGGCATTGCGGCGCAGGGCGATGCGTTTGAGCAGGCGCGTCAGCTGGCCATGGGACTGGACCTGCGTCATGGGCACGCGCTCATAGCGGCGCTTGCCGGTCAGCGCGATCGAGCCCTGATCGTACCAGGGCGCGCCCTCGACCTGGCTGAATTTCTTGTCCGGGTCGGTGTAGAAGCCGACAAAGACATTCTTCAGCTGTTCATCGGGAACGCCGCGATTGATGGCGTGAGCGATCACCCAATCCGAATTGATCTCCACCGCCGAGCCGTCATAGGCGCCGACCTTGATGGTCAGGGCGCCGTCGCCAGTTTCCGACAGCCAGCCATCGCAGGACGCCAGAAAACGCGCGATCGTGTCCGCCGGCTCCTCACCCACGAAATACTCGAAATCGCACTGATAGCGCGGCTCTGTCCCGCCGCCCTTTTTCGGGACGAGTTGGTCACAGGCATTGGCGGCGGCCATCCAGGCGTCCAGATGGGGCGCAATCTCGGTGTCGAAATCCATGCCCAGACCCAAAGCGCGATCCGGTTCTGACGGATCGGGAACCGCCGGATTGCACAGATAGGTGACCATCTGCAGGACCGGATTGCGCGAACCCGGGCTCCAGCCGCGCCAGTTCTCGACCGACTGGCCGGACTGGCGGACGTCGAAACAATACTGGGCGCGATAGACAACCGAGGGGCGCGGCAGGCCCAGCGGATAAACCTTGGGCAGGCGCTCCTTTTTCGGGCCGAGACACAACAGCTCCAGCGCCGCGACGCCGTCCATGCAGTGCTGGGATGACCATTCACCCGGAACCTTGCCCGCCGCCCGGGTGAAGGCGGTCTGGTTCGCGGTCCCCAGACGGGTGTCGATATAGATCGCCTCGAAATACTGCCCCGAGCGCGAATCCCCCTGCACAAAGCCCGCGCCCAGAGGGCCGGTTCCCAGCGACACCGGATCATCATGAAGATAGATCTGGTCGATCCCGGCGATGCGGCCGTCATGAAAAGCCAGCACGTCGATGGAATCCCCGCCCGAGGTGGAATAGAGCGTATAGGCCCCCGCCGAGCGAACCCGGCCAAAGGCGGCGGTGCGCTCGGGCGTGGGCTGGCGCTGCGCGATCCGGCTGTCGGGCGTGCTGACACGGGGCGCGAAGGCGGCATTGAGGGCGGCGCTGGCGCCAACTGTCAGGCCAACCTTGGCGGCGAACACCGCGCTTTTCGCCAGGAAGGCCGCAGCCGCCTTGGAGGCGCCCGCCTTGAGCGCGGTGGAGGCGACGACCTTGAAGATATAGGCGGCGGCGGTTTCAGCCATGAACAACCCTCCACACCTTCAGCGCTTCCACATGCGTGATCACCAGCCCATCCCGGCCCATCCACAGCGCCCATCCGCCGGCGGGCGCGCGCACGGCGCAGACCCGGTTCCGGCGTCCGTCCTGATCGCGTGTCAGCACAAGCCCGACATCGCCGGGGCGCGCCTTGGCGCAGGCAACCACCCGGGCGCCGCAGCCTGCGGCGACGTCCGCCATGACGCGGCGCATGCCGCCGCGTTGCGCCAGCGCAGCGCGCCAGCCCTGTTCAGGGAGTTCGCGCACCCAGGGCGCGGGATGCGCGCCCGTCGCCATTTCCACCCAGTCGGCGGCGAAGGCGGCGCAATTGGCGAAGCGCGCGCCGGCGGCGTGATCGAGCCAGCGCGCGAGATCCGCGCTCACGCCTTGGGCCATTTCTTTTCGACGCCTTCAGACAGCGCCGCCACATTGTCGAAACCGCGATCGCCGGGTGCATCGAGCGCCTGATCGTTCGGGGTCCAGAAAAACGCCTTGCCCTGACGGCGCCCGGTAAAGCGCGAGCCGATGGAGATCGAGACCGTCGAGGTCGGACGCGCCGGATCCCTTCCGTCCTGCTGCACAGACGTGCCGTGCGACACCCCGCGCCGGATCCAGCGAACAGCGCCCACAGGCTGCCAGTGCTTGTCCAGCGGCCAGAGCCCAAAGACGGCCTGACGATTGCGCGCAGAAACGGCTTCGGACTCCGCGAGCGCCGCCAGACGGCCATCTTCATCAGGGGCGCTCAGGGACAGCTCGATCCGGCTGGCCGTGCCGTTGAACAAAGATTCCAGCGTCGGCAGGTCCGGCAAGGCCCCAAGGCCCTGATAGAGCGCGCCATCCACCGTCTCGACCGTATCTGACGGGACGGGCAATTCGCCCGGGCCCGACCAGATCCGGACCGGGTTCGGCGTCGCCAGCCGGAACAGCAGCGCGAAACGATTGCCCGCCTCTCGCATGGCCGTGCGCTGCGCATCGCTAAACAGCGCCATTGATCCGCTCCATATGCTCGCGCCATTCAACGGTCCGGCTCTGGATCACCGTCTCGCCATCCTCTTCCACGGTCGCGGCGTCAGGATTGGCGAGGACCATCACGCAACGCGGATCCGCGATATCAAGCGCGGTTCCGGATGCGGCCGCTTCGCGCAAGGGCGGGCGCACGCTGATCGACCAGACGCCGCCCGATTGCCCCGTCGCGGACTGGATCCGGTAAAAGCGCGCCCCCCAGCCGGGATGATCGATCGTGAAGACATGGCCGCGCTTGAGCGTCCCGCCGCCGGTCACCAGCACGCTCAGCGCCGTGGCGCGGGCGACCGCATCCGTAGACAGGGCGATCGCACTGACACCTTCGGGCGTGGTGATGCGCTTTTTCAGGGGCACGATTACGGGCGTCGAGCCGCCATCGCAGCCATCGATGAAACCGTTCCAGTCGAGCTTCACGGCGTCAGTGCGCAGCGAACACTCTTCCCGCGCGGTCCAGAAGCCGCCGCCCGAGAAATTCGCTGTGGCGATGACACCCGATTTTGACCGCCCGCCAATCACTGCCGCACCGACCAGCGTCGCGCCATGACGTTTGCGTCGCCCGACAAAGGGCCAGACCTCCAGAGCCATGATCCCCCCCCTAGCCTTTCAGGGCGTTGTATTGGGCGAGCGTCTGGCTCACCCCGCTTTGTGTCTGTTTGGCGGCGGCGGCGGAGACCTCGACAGCGGTGTTCGCCGCCGTCTCGCGCACCATCTCCAGAATGACATCCAGCTCCAGCCCGTTCGCGCCCTGGCGTTTCTCGACGCGGGCGCCGCCCGGCGCACCGATCACATTGACGGTGACGTTCGGCTGGGCGCGCTGGCCCAGGCTGGGGCCGATCATCAGGTTTTCACCGTCCGACACGCGGGCGAAGGGGCGGCCATTGAGCGCCAGCACATTGTTATCAATGCCCGGATTGCCCCGGATCATGCCCTCAAAGCCGCGATCAAAACCGGGGAGCCCCTTGGCCCCGCCCGCGCCTGTGAAGCCTTGATTGAACAGGCCTTCCAGAGGGCCAAACAGCGCGCCCGCAATCGGGCCGAGCACGAAACGCTGCATAGCCAGCTCGAGCATGATGCCGAGCATGCGACGGCCCATATTCTCGAAAGCCTCGCCTGCAGACTGGGCGTTCTCGGCGACCAGGCGCAGCTCCCCGCCCATAATGCGCAGGGCGCCGGTCGACAGGTCATCGATCTGGCCGGCGGTGTCCTGCGCCTCTTCGGCCATGCGGCGCAAGCCGCCCAGCGCCCGGCCCGATTGGGCCTGGGCGATCTCATAGGCGCGCTCCTTCGCCTTGTCGGCTTCGGTATTGATCACCGGATTGTCCGCGCCGCCCGGATCGGACGGATCGCCGGGCGCCTTGCCCGGGCGCAGGCGCGGAACCACCCCCGACATGTCGAGCAGGTCCTGCCGCAGGCGCAGTTCACGCTCGAGCGCCGTGACAACGCCCAGCCGGGCGCGTTCCTGCGCCAGAATGGCGGCGATCTGGTCGCCGCTGATCTCCAGCCCCGCCCGGCGAGCGGCGTTGAGATCGCTTTCCAGCTCGGTTAGTTGCTGGACCGGCGTCATCAGGCCGCGGATCCGGGTCTCGATCAGCGCCTCCAGCTCGAGGCGACGCTCGGCGGAGAGATTGGCGTCGTTGTCATTGGATGCGCCGGGCATTTCGGACGGGGCCCGGACATAACTGACGGCGAGATCGGACTCGGCGCGGGCCGTCAGCTCCACTATGCGCTGACGTTCGGCCAAGGCCTCGTTTATCCGCCCCAGACGGTCTTCCATGCGTTCGAGTTCAACGACCGCCATGCGTTGTTCACGCACCAGCTGGGCGCCATCGCCAAGAATGTTGCGATACCGGGTGATCTGCTCTTGCAGCACGTCCGCCTGCAGCTCGAGCTGGGACAGGGTGCGGTCTTCCAGTGCAACCCGGGACAGCAAAAGCGCCGCTTTCTGCTCTTCAAACCGGGCCAGCGCGGTCTGGCGGGCCTCTTCGGCGCCCAGCAGCGCTTGGGACTGGATCTGGCGGGCGCGTTCTTGTCGCAGTTCCGCCGCGGCAATCCGGTCCGCCGCCTCGGCGAAGCGCGAGAGCGCGCCATCGGTCAGCGCCTGATTGGCCAGCTCCGCCTGTTCGCGGATCCGGCTGATCTCATCGCCCGTGCGCTGCAGCAAGGGCGCGGCGTCGCGCAGACCCAGCTTGTCCGCGAGCGCCAGACGACGCGCCGGATCCTCGATCTCGGCCAGACGCTCGAGCACGCGATCGAGCGCCTGTTCGACAGGCAAATCGCTGGCGCCCAGCGCTTCCAGCCCCAGGGCGGACAGACCCTCGCGCGCCTCGCCCGTGCCGAGCGTGCGAAACTCGCCCAGGCGCTTGGCGAATTCTTCCAGCGCGCGATCCGCCTGTCCGGCATCGCCGCGCACCAGACGCAGAGAATCGCGGAAAACCAGCACGCTCTCGGCGCTGACACCCGCAACCCGGGATACATTGGTGATGGACGCAGCAAAGTCCGTGGTCTGGTTGGCGCGCTCCATCAGGACCAGCGCCTCCCGGATCGCCGCCGCCACCACACCGACGCCCGCCGCCGCCGCCAGACCGTATGGCCCCAGCGAACCGAGGATCCGCCCAAAAGGCCCGGCCTCAGAGGCGGCGTCCTTCACCGCATCGCCCAGCTCGACAATGGTCGCCTTGGCGAGCTTGCCCTCGCGCTTGATGGGCTGCATGGCTCGGGACAGATCCCGCCCGACACGCTCGCCCGCCGGGCCAAGCGCATCCAGACGGCGCATCAGCTCTTCCTGACCGCGCAGATCGAGCCGGATGACGACAGACCCGGCCTTTTGATTACGAGCCATCCGCGCCTCCTTTCCCGTCCTGTCGCTCACGCCGCAGGGCGAGGCCTGCCAACAGGCCCGCCTCGGCGGCGTCGATCAGGTCATTGAGTTCGTGGTCGGGCACGTCGGGCAGACGCCGGCGGGCCTCTTCCATGTCGATCCCGTCCACCCCGGCGAAGCCGCGGCGCAGGATGGTTTCGCGCTTGATCAGATCGAGCAGGCGTTGACCGGCCCAGCTATGCGGGGCGTGCTCGACCTGCGGGCAGAGATGGCTGGGCGGATCATCCGGGCCGTCACAGCGCGGATCGCGCACCCGCCCGCCGCTGGCGCAGGCCTCGCCCATTGCGGCGCAGTCGCGGCAATTCTCATCGCCCCCTGCAAACAGGTATTTGCAAAGGGCGCTCAGCCGTTTCCCTCCTGAACCATCGGCCCTACGACCGAGCTGGCCCAGCTCTCAAACCTTGCCGCGACATAAGGGTCGCGCATCGCCGCGCGGATTGCGGGCAAGGTCGGCTCCAGAGCTTCCTGGGTTTCTTCATCGACAAAGCCCGACCAGTCGATCAAAAGCGCCGCCGCATGAGCGGTAAGAGCGATCGCTTCCAGAGCGCCTTCGAGCCGGTCCTGAAGATCGAGGCGGCCCTCCGGCATATCGGCGCCGTAAGCGGCCAGAGTTTCCCGCAGGCGCTCGATATACTCATCTTCGCTTTCCCCTTCGTCACGCCCCGGTACAGCTCGACGCGCCTGCGCCCAAGCCGCGCGATAGCTGGCCGTGGTTGGACGTGAGAGCCTGAAGACAGGCAAACGCCTATCTTTCCCCTTGCCCTCCGCGACGGCGGGGAAGTCCAGCTCTTTAAAGACGCCACGCTTTTGGGTTTTTAGGTTCAAACGCATCACGCACCCGCCGGATAGCTGGCGATGCTGTTGGTCAGCGTCGCGGTGAGGACCGGGGCCGAGGCGGTCTGTTCGCCCCGGAAGGCGTAGGATTCGGTGCGCAGGCCCTCGCCCTCGACCGCGCGCTCGGTGGGCTCGAACCGCATGGCGGGACAGGCCAGCACCAGCTTGGCGTTTGCGCCGAGCTCATACTCGATGGAGAGCGCCGCCGCCGTTTTGGCCCGGGCGATCTCATAGAAGGCGTTGTCCTTCACCCGCAGATCCAGCGTGCCGGTGAAATTGCCGCCAACCTCGGGCGTGAACTCCGCCACCGTGCGGGAGGCGCGCCCGGACGGACGGAAGGGCGTCAGGGTGCGCTGATACCGCACCGTGCCGCCCGTGACATTGGCCATGACCGTGCCGCCATAGCGCAGCACCGCGCCCGGCCCCGCCGGCATGATGGCGCGGGTCAGGGCGTCGAGCGCCGTGCCCAGCGGGCTGGAGGTGAGATCGTCGATATCCGAGCACGGGCCGGAGAAGGTGACCTGACGGCGCCCGGATTCCGGCGCGACGCCGATCTCCATGCTCTGCAGCGCCCAGGTGTGCGCCCTGCGCCATTTCGCGCCCTCGGCCCAGATGATGCTGGCGCCTGGAACCTCACGCTGGCCCGAGGTGAAGACATGCTCATACGGCCCCGAGCCGGAGGGCGCGGCGGCGCCGAGCAGATGCGGCAGATAAAGGCCGAGCTGGCTCATGCACAGCGGCACGGCGAGATCGAGCGACGCCTCGACCAGACCCTCCGCCGGGGCCTGCGCATCCATCACATTGTGAAGGTCCGAGCCGATGATGGGATCATCCACCAGCGGGTCATTCCGCCGGGGCGTCAGCCGGTAATAATCCATCGGCTGATGATCGCCATCAGCGGGAGTGCCCGCCACGGCCTGGGCCAGAATATGGGCGAGCGACAGCCGCCCGACGAGTTGAGCCGTCATGGTGTGTGTCCTTCTAATTTTTGAAGCTTCGCTTTGCTCGACCCGTCCGGGTCTGCGCTTCCTCGGCCTCCGGCCTGCGGTTCCGCGCACGAGCGCGGGCGGCCTTTGGCCTTGCGGGCCGCTGGCGCGGCCCGGTGTAGGTGATGAGCCCTCGGCGGATTTATCCGCCGCTAGCGCGACCGCGCGCCCGCAGCGTTAGCGAGGACCGCAGGCCGGAGGCCGAGGAACTAAAACCCCGGAACCTGCAGGCCCGGACGGGCCGAAGGAGTCAGGGAATGAGAAAACTAACCCCCGATTGCGAGTTCGAGGGCGGTCGGGGCGCGGAAGTCTTCGCCCTCTTTCAGGCCGAGATCGGCGATCTTGCGGTGCGTCAGGCGCACGACCTTGCCGACAGGGCCCAGACCGGAGGCCTTGAGCAGGTAGATATGACGCACGCCGGTCGCCGCCGGGACCGTCCCGGAGGCGGCTTTGTCCGCCTCTTGTTCCGGTTTTGACGGCTCAGAAGCTGAAATGGTTTCAGTTTCTCTGGACGCTTCCGGCTCTGACGCGCCGGTTTCGGGCGCTTCAGACGCGGTCGGCTCGGCTGAAGTTGAAACGGTTTCAGCTTCAGAGGCCGTGTTGTCGAGATCCAGCGCCGGATCAGCGGCAGGCTTGGCGGTGGGTTTAGGCGTGGTGGTTTTCTTTGCGGGCATGGTGATGTCCTTTCGGTTTTGTGTTCCTCGGCCCGTCCGGGCCTGCGGTTCCGGCCATCAGGCCGGGCGGGCGGTCGCCCTTGCGGGGCGCCCTTGCGCCCCGGTTCCCTCACCCCTCACCCCAACCTTGTCAGGCTGTCGAACTCGACCTCGATGGCGATGTCGAGCAGGTTTTCGGGGGCGAAGCCGGACTGCTTGTCCGTATCGCTTTCTAGCGCGGTGACCTGCGCGAAGCTGGCGACGCCGCCCAGAGACCAGTCTGCGGTGATGGCCGCATCAATGGCGCGGGCCATGTCAGACATGAGCGCACGGCGCGCTGCGTCATCCTTCCCGACGCCATGCAGGCCGAGCGCAAAGCTGGCATCGACAAAAAAGGGCGGCGGGGTGGCCAGCTGATCATTGGCGGGCGCGCGGCCCGTGGACATCAGCACCACCCGGAAACGGTTATCACCTTGCGGGTCCGGATCCGCGAGGCTCGGCTCGTCATACTCCAGCGCAGGCGCACCCTCGACGGTCGCCAGGGCGGTGGAGATGACGGACTTCAGGGCCTCGACAATGTCGTCATGGGTAGTGGTCATTTCTTGCTGTCCTTCCTCGCGTCCGCTCGGTCGGTTCCGCGCACGAGCGCGGGCGCGCGGTCGCGCTTGCGGCGGATAAATCCGCCGAGAGGAGATCACTCACACCGGGTCGCGTCAGCGGCCCGCAAGGCCAAAGGCCGCCCGCGCATATGCGCGGAACCGCAGGGGCGGACGCCCCGAGGAACTAAAAACCACGGAACCGCAGGCCCGGACGGGCCGATGAACTAAAATCCCGGAACCTGCAGGCCCGGATGGGCCGAAGGAGTCAGGAAAATCGACGAGAGGTGATCTCTTCGAACGCCCGGGCGAAGCGGGAGAGGCCTTCGCGCCCGATCGCGTCGGCGACGCTGTCCGGGTCGATCCGTTTGGGGATCCGCACTTGCGGGACCAGCACGAACATGACGACGCCGTTCTCGAAGTCGCCGCGCTTGCGGGCGGCGTCAGAGGCGGTGCGATAGCGCGGGTTCTTGCCCCCGCCCATACGGACCCGATCAGCGACCAACAGGGCGAGCTTGCGCCCCGGGATCGCCACATAGCGCAGCTTGCCGAAGCGGCGCTCGGCTTCCGTGATGGCGTGCTTGCGCGCCTGGCGCAGGCGCCCGCTGGTTCCAAAGGACCGGCCCGCCTGCGGCGCGTTCTCGGTCGGGATCGCCAGCCAGAAGCCGGACTCCGACCGCAGGGTCACCCCCTCGGAGAAGGCGCGGATGATATGGGGCGCATTGCTCCACCAGCTGATGGTCGGCGTCAGGGATGCGCCCCGCCGGGGGAAAACCCGCGAGCGCCACGCCTTGGAGACCTTGTCGCCGAGAGCGGGTTCCGTGTCGGCGCGCAGCCGGGTCTTGCCCCAGTCCGCGACCGCGTCCGCCGTCGCCATCGCCGCTTCGGCCAGTTCCTCGACTGTGGCGTCGATGTCGGCAGCCAGCGCCTCGGTGACAGAGACGTCTAAGGAGAACTCGTCAGCGTCGAGACGCATATTGTTGTCTCCTCGGGGCTCCGCCCCTGCGGTCCTCGCTAAAGCTGCGGGCGGCGCTTGGCCTTGCGGGCCGCTGGCGCAGCCCGGTGTAAGTGATCTCACCTCGGCGGATCTATCCGCCGCAAGGGCGAACGCCCGCCCGGCCCGATGGCCGGAACTTGCAGGCCCGGACGGGCCGAAGGAGTCAGGAAAGAACGGCGCTACGCGCCAAAATCGAAGCTGTACTGGCCGACGCTGTCGGGACCAGTCGGGGCTTCGGAGAGGGTCAGGACCGCGCCCGAGGACCGGGTGAAGGTTCCGCCCTTCACGGGCTCGACGCCGGCGGCGAGGAAGGGCTTGCGGAAGGCCGTGCCGGTGCGGCGCGGCGCGCGCATGGCGCCGAAGCCGGAGCCTGCATCCAGCGGTTCCGTCGTGTCATCGAGGATCACCGGGACCGCCAGCACGACGGGAGCACCGCCCGGGCCGGCATAGTCCATCGGCTCGCCAAAGGTCGCGCCCGAGGCCTCGCCGAAGGCGGTTTCAAAATCTTGATCGAAGCTCATTATCTCTGTCCTTCCTCGCGTCCGCTCGGTCGGTTCCGCGCAGGGGCGCGGGCGGCCTTTGGCCTTGCGGGCCGCTAAGGCGACCCGGTGTGAGTGATCACCCCTCGGCGGGCGAAGTCCGCCGCAAGCGCGACCGCGCGCCCGCAGCGAAGCGAGGACCGCAGGCCCGGACGGGCCGAGGAACGGGAAAAGGCGATCAGCCCCCGGGCAAACCCGGGAGCTGATCAGGCTGGGGAGGAGCGGTTAGCCCGGATCGGCGGAGGCGCTGACCTTGACCAGGACCTTGGGCTGTTTGCAGAGCGGCAGGAAGTTGGATTCCGACCACAGCTCCACGCCCTTGCCGTGCTTCATCAATTCGGCGGACATGAAGATCGGCAGGGCGAAGCGACCCGCATCATCGCCCAGATCCATGTCGATGATCGACGGCAGATCATTGAGCTCGGACAGAGTGTCCGCCGGAGCCGCAAAGGTGGCGAAGGTTTCGGTCGTGCCCACGGGGTAGGCATGACCCTCGCCCGCTGCAATGAAGCGTTCGATGCCGCCCCTGACCGGCGCCGAACCCCGGTTCTCGATATAGGTGACCGTGCCGAACGGGTTGAACATCCGGCCCGTCTGACCCGCATCACGATAGCGCGGCAAATCACGCAGCTCACGCTTGTCCTGCGCTTCATAAAGCTTCGCCACCTTCGGGTGCTCGGCCAGACTGCCGAAAAATTCAGGTGACACCTGAACCTCAACACCGTCCAGCATTTCGCCCAGAAGATTGTCTTCGATATAGCCGCGCAGCGCTTCATCCGCGCCGCGGATATCGGCGTTCTCATTCGAAAGATCGAAATAGACAGTGTGGGGGCTGACGCCGAAATCGGTGAAGAGGTTCGACAGGGTCGTGCCGTCACCATCCTTGATGATGCCCTTGAGCGCCTGAACCCGCAGATACTCCGCCGTGATGGCGTGCTTGCGCGCAATCGTGCGCTGTTTCTTCGCCAGTTCCATGGGCAGGTTGGCTCGCACCTCCTTGCCCTCGACCACAATCGTGCGGTCCTGAAGATCACTGGCGAGGATCTGATCTTCCACCGGGAAGTGCGGCACCTTGAAGATCTTCAGGTTTTGCTTGCCGGTGTCGGACTTCTGACCCGGCGCGCCGCGCTCTTTGGCGCCCAGCACCTGCAGAACGCCATTGTCCTCGGTGACCTGCACGAAGGTGGAGTCAATCGGCTCCAGCGGGAAAATGTTGAGCGCTGAAACCAGACCGCCGCGTTTGGGGTGCTTGCGCACCTCCATGGTCATGGAGCGGGCGGAAAACGGGAAGTTGAACTTAGTCATAGGGGGCTCCCTGACGGCGTCGCGCTGCGGCGCCGTATCCATGTGAAGACAGCGCCGCAGCGGCGCCGTGAGGGATTGAAAGAGATCAGGGCAGCGCGCCGCCCTGTTCAGATCAGACCGCGTCCACGACCTTGATCTGGCGAGCCAGCAGGGCCGCATCGATGGCGGCTTTCTGGGCATCGGTCGCGCCTGAGGGGTAGATCAGATGCTTGCGAACCACGATGGCCAGACCGTTCTCCAGCACCAGCCCGGTCGCATCCGCGCCATCGGGCACGGTCAGATCGACCAGGGCGATGCCCGCCACGGTCTGGGCGCCATCGACCGCGCTGAGATCGAGCGGGGCATACTTGCCCGCGCCAGTTTCGGACACGGTGATCGAGAAGCCGTCGCCAACCACGAAATCGGTCGCACCATCGGCGATGGCGAAGGCGATCTGGCCATTGTCATAGGGCGTGCCCGTAACCGCATCCGCCAGACGATTGCCAGACGGATCGAACACCGCGAAGGTGGCGGTGTTGGAGCCCGCCGAGATCGCCTCGACACTGTAAACGCCCGGCTGGGCCTTGGCGCCCAGGGCGACGCCAGAGATCGCGCCATCGCCGGTATTGCCGCCATCCGCCGCAGCAGCGATGGACAGGGCGCCCGACAGGCCAAGGATCAGCCCCAAGGCGATGGACACCGCCGCGCCGGACCCTTGCTTGAACAGGCCAGACGTGCGGGTGAAGGACTGATGGGATTCATATTTGACCACATCAGAGGGGGCTTTCGGCTCAGCCCCGGTAGACACCATGAGAGACATTGTTCCCTCTTCCTTTCGTGATGGTGGGTGCGAGGGCCTTTATGGCCGCCCCCGCGAGGGCCGAGCAGGCGAAACCGCCCGCTAGTTCCGGAAGGCTGACAGGCTTTTGTGCGCCTGAGACAGCAGCGCATCAGCGCCCGACGCTTTCGGCGTGGATGAGGCCCCCGACCCCGGCTTCGCCGCTTTCGGCGTGAAGGCGCTGGCGGATTTGCGGAAGTTGCTCTCGCCCTTGGGCGAGGTCTTCAGCATGTCGAGGGCTTCGGCAGGGGTGAGCTTGCCGCCCGCCACCTTGACCGCGAGCTTGCCGGCCAGGGCTTCGCGGCCCTTGGCCTCGGCTGAATTGAGGATCTTGTCGGCGCGGGCTTCCGCATCGTCATCCTCGCCATCTTCGGCGTCGGCGGCGTCTTCATCTTCGCCTTCGGCGTTGGCGGCGTCATCGTCCTCGCCATCAGCGGCTTCGGCGTCGTCTTCGCCCTCGCCTTCGCTGTTGGCGGCGTCATCGTCTTCACCGTCCGCCGCTTCGGCGTCGTCTTCGGTTTCGGCGCTGGCGGCGATCATCTTGCGGATGTCGTCGAGTTCGGCCTGGGCGTTGGCGTCGCCGCCCGAGGCCTTGGCTGCGAGCGCGGCCATCTTCGCTTTGAGGGACATGGGGGTCTCCAACTGACCAGCCGGGGGAACAGAGCGGGCCGATGCGGCCTCATCGCAGGACGCCGCGCGGCTGGCCGCGGCGCTGACGGAAACGGGATTGGGCGGATTGACCGCAGCGGGCGTGCCCGCCAGCGATTGCGCGACCGCGAAGGCCGCTTCCTCGGTCATCACCGCGTCGATCAGATCGACGGCCAGCGGGTCCAATTCCGCCGGCGGCGGCGGATCGCCCGCCGTGAAGGTGCGCGCCTCCCATCCGCGAGACTCGCGGACAGCCTCAAGATCGAGACCGCGACCGAGGGCGAGCTCGACATAGAAGCGGTCGGCCAGATGATCGACCTCGGCCTGGTAGATCGCGGATTCTTCGTCGGTCGGCGCGCGCAGGGGCGATCCCATATCCTTCAGGCGACCGGATTTGTAGACGTGATATCGCTCGCCCCATTTCTCGAGCGCGCCTTCAAAGTCGAAAAAGCCGATGCGGACGCCGACCGAACCGACCATGGCGCCATCACTGGCGAACAAACCGTCGCACTGGGCGGCGAGCTTCATCCCCGCCGAAGCGCATAGCTCATCCGCATGACCGACCAGCGGCTTGCCGCCATTGGACTGGTTCAGGTTGCGCAAGGCTTGCGCCGCCTCGGCGCAGCCGGCCACATAGCCGCCGGGCGTATCAAAGCGAAGCAGGATGGCGTCCACGCGCTCATCCTCATTGGCGGCGCGAACCGCCGCGACATAATCGCGATAGCCCGGCCAGTAGCAGCCTGACCACACCCCCTCGAAACCGCGCGACATCAGAACGCCCTCGATCTCGATCAGGGCGACGTTATCGATCAGGGTGAATCCGGACCGGGTGCGCTCGCCGCCCTCAGCCCATTCGGGGATCTCCGGCGCCCAGTCATCACGCTCCGCTTGCGGGCGGACGGCGTCGGTCAGGGCTTCGAGCATGTCCGCCGACCCCTGCGCCAGACGCGAGATCAGGCCGGGCTCGACTTCTGCGCGGCGGGCGTGCGGAGCGAAGTCCGGGTGCAGAAAGGCCGTGTCATGGCCGGACGCCAGCGCAAGGCGCTGCGGCCCGCTCGGCAAGCGGAGAGATCGGGGCATTTTTTCTGGACTCCTTCGGCCCGTCCGGGCCTGCAGGTTCCGCGCATCAGCGCGGGCGGGCGTTCGCCCTTGCGGGCCGCTGCGCAGCCCGATGTGAGTGATCGCCCCTCGGCGGGCGAAGTCCGCCGCAAGCGCGACCGCGCGCCCGCAGCGAAGCGAGGACCGCAGGCCGAGGAACTAAAATCCCCGAGGAGCTAAAACTACTTCCGCGGCGTCTCTTCCTCATCCCGGCCCGAGGCCGAAGCGGCCATGGTTCCGATATCGCCCAGCTGGAGCCCGGCGCGCTGGATGGCGCGATTGTCCCGGGCGGAGCGGGCGACCACTTCGTCGAAGTTCTGGCCGCGACGGGCGGCGATGTCGGACGGAGCGGCGGAGAGATTCTCGACTTCCATGCGGTCGCCCGTCGCCTCTTTCACCGGATCCACATATTCCCGGCCCGGGCCGATATCCTGCCCCGAGATATAGGCGGCAGGGGCGTCCCAGATGGACGGGGCGCCGGGCGGGACCGCCAGCTCGCCCCTGTCATAGGCCTCTTGCAGGACGGCGAGGCGCAGGGGTCGCACCGCATGCAGACGAAGGACCGTGCGCTCGCGCTTGATGGCGCGGAAGGCGTCATTGATCTCGGTGCGGGCCGAGCTGAAGGTGGTGCGCGAGAAATCCCGCGTCGCCATGGAATAGCCCAGACCCAGCGGCATGCCCGCCTGCAGCGCCAGGAAGGACATGGCGTCCACCCATTCATTGGCCGAGCGGGTTTCGGAGTTCCATTCAAGCTTGTCGCCCGGATAGGGCTGAATGACGCGCGAGCCCGCCACGGTGCCGACGCCATATTCCTCGTAATAGCCGACACGGTTGGCCAGAACCTCGCTGGCGTTTTCTGCGCCGAGAACTTCAATCAACGCCTCGGGGTCGGATATGGCGCTGGTGTATTGCGCCACCACCAGCGCATTGATGATGCGGGCGCGGCGTTCGGCCTCGCCCATATCGCGGAAGGCGGCATAGGCCCCGAGCGCTGCGACAAAGTCGGAAATGCCGCGCGACTGACCGGCCCGGCGCTGTTTGAAGACATGCAGGACGCAGGGTCGGGTGTCGGTTTCAAAGCCCGGCGTGCGGACCGGATACCAGCGGCCGGCGAACCGGCCCATGACCCCGGCGAGGCCGATATCATGGGGGTGCGCATCGAGGATGTGATAGGCGATGGGACGGCCCCGATCATCGCGGGCAATGCCCGCGCGGACATCCGCCGCCAGCGCCGTGTAGGTTTCGCCCTGCCCCTCGATGACGATCTCGCCGCCCGCGCCATCGGGCCAGCCCGCAGGCTGGGCCAGGCGGTCGGGATCGATCACCTGAAGCCGGGTTCCAAAGGTTTCGGATTCGGCGTCAAACAGGATCAGCGCCACGGCCTCGCCCTCGGCCGCGATATAGTTGCGGGCCAGCAGATCGAGCTGCAGATCCCAGGGCAGTCGCTCTTCCCAGTCATTGCGGGCGAGCGGATCAGACGCCCAGCGCCGCCACGCCTTTTCAATCGAGCGGGCGAGCGCCTCGTATTCCTCGGAGGCGGGATCCAGACCGAACACATCGGCATCGGGGGCGGACTGGAACTGCCAGCCCTCGCCCACCAGAAGGGACAGCTTTTGCTCCACCCCCGAAGCGGCGAGCGGTTCATTGCGGATGACATCGCGGATCCGGGCGACAGCGGTGAGCCGGTCGCCCAGCCAGTCGGCATCGCTGGAGCCGTGCGAGGTGAAGGAACCCGCAAACTGGGTATCGAACGGATCGCCCGCCGCATGGGCGCGGCGCGGCATGCGATTGACCATCAGGCTGTCGGCTTTGGGCGCCGGGCGCGAGGACGCATCGGCGCGGCGCTTGCGCACGCGCTGGCGGGCGATGGCGTTGGACATGATCAGACCCCCACAGGACGGTTGGGACCGCGACGGCCCTGGGCGCGGGCGAGCTCGCGCTCGAGCAGGCTGATCTGGTTGCGGATCGATTGTTCCAGATCCTTGCCAGAACCACGACTGATCTCGCGGTCGCCATGCTTGAGACGGTCGGCGCGGGCCGGGTCCAGCACCTCATCCAGCCGGGCACGGTATTTCTGGAGATCAGCCTCGATCTCTGCGACTGTTCGCGCCATAGGCGATTCTCCTTTGCAGGATGGGGCGGGCGAGATGGACGAGAATGGCGATGCGCCGGAGCATAAGTGGGTGCGGTGGCGGAAGCAGCTGCAAAGCCATGACCGAAGAACATTTATGCTCGGCGGCTGGCTGACCCTCATTGGCATTCTTCTTATTTCAGCCGGTTGGTTCACCGGCATTGTGGCCCCGAACCCTATTTCTGCTTTTCTGGACAAGCTGGGTTGGGCCGCGTTTCAGCTGGGCGCAGCTGTGATACTCGTTAACTTCTTATTAGCGAGAGCGCGGGCTGAAGCCTTCAAGCCCCTGATCACAGAGGCACAGTTTGAGCTGAAGCAACTGACGGCTACCGCCCTCAACCCGATCTTCCTCAAAGGCCCACTTCAAAGCCTCGGAAGGGGCGAACCCATGGACGTTCGCAAGCTGGACCAGCGATTGAGGGACCGAAGAGAACTCATCCGCTCTCATAGACGAGATACGATCCTTCGCACCGGAGTTGCGGTCCAGCATGATCAGGTGACGCTGGATATGGCGAGCGCCATTCTCGACGCCATCAATGCGGAAGACGATGCAGCACGCTACCTGATCAGCGCGGCTCACCAGCCAGTCTACCTCAAGAGCCTGCCAGTGAAACTCGAGACACTTCAGCAGGCGTATAAAAAGCTGAATACGTTTGAGCACTTTGCAATGCAAAGCGAGGTTCAGTCGGTAATCGACGCCATCCCAGCCGCGATCGACCGACTTAACCAGAATTCAGCCGCCCCAGACGCGCCATGACGGTGTCGCGCTTGGCGGCGCCGCCGGAGGTTTCTGCCTTCGGCGCGGGCGCGCTGACGGGGCGGTCGAACAGGTCATCCTGATTTCCGCGCGCGGCGTCGATCAGGGCCTCGACATCGGCCCGGCGATCTTCCCATTGCTGATCAGACCAGGAGCCGCGCCGCCCCCGGCGCGCGCCGATATATTCGAGCAGGCAGACCGATTGCACATCGGTGTCGAACCAGTGGTTATCGCCGCGCGCCACCCAGATCTGGCGCACAAATCCGGTGGATTTTGAGCGTTCTTCCTTGAGGTATTCAGAGGTGAGCTGCTGGAACAGCGCCTCTTCCGCCTCGCCCGGAAAGAAACAGAAGCCCGGCGGCGGGCCCGCCTCGCCGATCTTGTCGAGGGTGCGGGCGTAGCGGGTGACGAGGATCTGTTTCGCGGGCCAGGTGCCGGTGTGCCAGACCTTGAGCCCGTACTTTTTCTTCTTGCCGGTCTTGCCGACCTCTTTCTGTTCGGTGCGGGCGATCAGCGGCTTGGTCCAGCCCGGATCGCCCACCAGCACCTTGGCGCCCAGATGGTGATTGCGGGTGACCCATTTATGCACCGCATCGGTGTTATAGCGGCCATCGACGCCGATGCCGTCGAACCGGATATGAGCGCCGCCGGGCAGAGGCGCGCCACGCTGGGCGACCACATCGAGCTTGGGCCAGGCGCCCTTGAAGGCCTCCGCCGTTTCACCGGCCAGAAAGCCCCAGTCGAGATACCAGCCGCGCTCGTCCGCGTCGTATCCCTTGATCAGGTAGTAGAGGCCGTCGCGCTGCACATCGACCGTCAGAGTGAAGACCAGAGGGCCCCAGGCGCCCTCGCCCCTGGAGAACTCGGTCGTGCGGCGGGCGTAGAGCTTCTCCCAGTCCGGGGTGAGGGTTTCGACCTCATACGGACGGCCCAGATCGAGATTGATGAAGACCATCTCGGCCTTGGGATCGCCCTTCGCGTCGGCCTGTTTCTGGGCCAACATCTCCCATGTGAGGAAGGGGTTCATCTCGCCGGTGATCCAGAAGCCCGGACGCATGGCGTAAACGCCGAGATCGCGGGTGAGCCAGCGCTCCGCCTCGGCCTCTGTCTCGATCACGCGGGGCGGTTTGACGCCGTCAATCTCGCGGGTGTGAATCCAGATCCCGCGCGCATTCATGGCGCGCTTGTCAGCGTGGCTATGCTCGCACCCGCAGGCCGGGCAGTCATAGCGGACATTCCAGGGCGGGCCGTCCTCGGCGATCTCCATATCCTCGATCCGCAGATCGAAGCGCGCCTCGCAATGGACGCAGCCCATATACCAGCGGCCCCTTGAGCTGGCCTCGTATTTGGCGGTGATCACGCAGCCGCGCAGGATCAGCGGTGTGGAGATATCGAATTTCTTTGCCCGGCCCAGCGCGTAATTCAGATCGACCCGCTTGTCGGAGATGGCGATGGGATGACCCTCGCCGCCGGCGTCTTCCTCCCAACCCGAGATGTCATCGCGGATCAGGAATCGGACCGTGTGCTGGCGAAGGGTGTTAGGGCTTTCGGCCCCGGCCAGCATCAGATAGGAGCCGTTCATGAAGCGGATCTTGAGCCCGGTCGATCCGCCCTCGGTCCGGGCCGACCGTGGCAGGACCGAGCCGATAATGCCCTGCTCCGCATCCCCGCCCAGCGCCGGACTCGCCTCGATGATGGGCCAGAACTTGTTCTCCGCCCATTGCTTGGCCTGCCCCAGCGTCGGCTGGATCATCATGGCGGGCGCGCGCATATTGGACAGGACGCCCGCAAGGAACAGGTCGGCGGTGACCGTGCCGCCCGACTGGGCGCACTTGATCATCACCACGTCCTGACACGGATCCTCGGGGCTCAACCGCGCCAGCGGCTCGACCAGGAACGGCGCAGTCGTATGACGATACGGACCGGGTTTGGGCGAGCCTTCCGGAAAGCGGATATGAGCCTCGGCCCAGCTGCCCGGATCAAAGGGCGGCGGAGGCGCAAGGGCATCAAGCGCCGCTGCCTCAACCGCCAGGGCGTTCATTGTGAACACATAGGCCGGATCGGACGCGAAAGCGGGATCCGGCGTGAACTCAGACTGAGGCGATGACCCGTCAGGCATGAGCGGCGACACGCTCGGCGGCGCGTTCCTCAGCGGCGATGCGAGCCTCGCGGGCGGCTTCGGCGAGTTCTGTTCGCGCCTCGGCAATATACTGGTTCAGAACCTGATTGACGCCCGCCATGATCGCCTTGCGTGCCCGGCCCGGATCATCCGGATTCGCCTCTTCCGCAACCAGACCGGCGAGCTGCACCAGGGAGTCCCGCAGAGCGCCCATGCGCGCCGTCTCCCGGAAGCGGACTTCAGACACCGGAACGAGCTGGCCGAGCTTTTCCTTAACGGCGAGCTTTTTCAGCTGGAGGTCATGAAGCACCATCTGCGCCTTGGCGGCGCTGACGGTGTCCTGCACCCGGTCGCGCTTGCTGGGCTGCGCCTCTTCAGACGGGGTGTCATCCGCCGCCCCGGACGAGTGGGGCTGGTCTAACAGGGCGGCGGATGACTCTGACGTCGCGTCCGGGACAGAGACGGCGGCGACGGCAGGCTGGTCAGCGCCGGGCGCAGGGGCCAGGCGCTTTAACGGGTTCTGGTGATCGGCGCGGGCGCGATCGGATGCGGCCGCATCGATGAGCTCTTTCCCCTCGCGGGTCGGGTCGGGCGCGAAGACCAAGAGCCCGTCCTTTTTCCATTTGCTGGCGGCGGCGCGGGTGAACGGTTCGCCCGAATCCGGATTGGTCCGCGCGGCGGCATAGGCTGCGCCGCTCTTGAAATAGGCCGGGGAGCCGTCCGCCAGCTTTGCATTCGGATCGATCGGCAGCGCAGGGGAGTCAGTCACGGGGGTGCGGCCTCCCTAGTTCTCCGCCGACGCGCCCTCCCCGGCGGCGTGCGGCTGGTGGGTGTTTCGGTCTTCGAGAACCTTGCTGACGGACGCGCCGTCAGACTTGCGCCGGGACTTGAGGTCGAAGATCTCGAGACCTTTACGGATCATCATGTCAGCGGCGTACAGCTCGGCGGGGCTCGCGAACGCTTCAAGCGTCAGCTCGAGGCCTTCGCCGATGCGCCAGGTCTCGCCCGGGCTGCAGATCTGAGCCGAGACGGCGGGCTTGGCCGGTTCCGGCTGGGTCTCGGTGGGTGCAGTGACCTCAGCGGCGGCGGCAACGCCAGACTGCGCCGGCGGGGTTTCGGGTTCCGTGGACGCGGGATCGGTCGGCTCGGTCTTATCGGCGGGCGGTTTGGGGCTTGGCGCTTTCGGACTGGCTTCACGCTTGGGCGCGGGCGGCGCAGGCGGCGCGGGTTCCGGCTCCAGCGGGGGCAGGATGGCGTCCAGGTCATCAAGACCGAAGCCGATGGCGTCGAGATCCATGTCGTCGAACTCGGAGAGGCTGTTCAGTTCGGCGCGCAGAGCGTCAGCGTCATACTCGGCCAACTCGCCCAGCCGGTTGTCCGCCAGCATGAAGCGGCGCGCGCCCGCCTCATCGAGGTGATTGCAGTCGATCCCCGGGATCTCGGTCAGACCTGCGAGCTTGGCCGCTTCAAGCCGCCCCTCGCCAGCGATCACGAAGGTGTCGCGCCAGACCGCGATCGGTGCGTTGAACCCGTCGCGCTTGATCTCATCAGCCAACAGGCGGAGCTGGCGTTCAGGGTGTTTCTTGACGTTGCGAGGATGCGGACGGAGGTCCGCGACGGAATACATGCGCAGGCGCGAGCCCGCTTCGGCGTCAACTACGCCCGAAACGTCAACCATCTCAAAACCTTGTGTGGCTGGTGAAGTCCCGCGCTCAGACGCCCCGTATACGTCGAAAGGGCTCAAGAGGACCCGCGAGGGCGGGCCGAGGACAAGAGTTTTCAAGGGGTTAGCGGTGGCCAGACATGCCGACGCCCGGCGCGGTGGTCCGCCCGGGCGTCTGTGTCGGCGCAACTTCGCCTCATGACTGAAACGTATATCTCCCGAACCTTCGGAACGTCAATAGCCGAGTTGACGCGCGACCGTTGACAGGGCGTCCGTCAACAGCAGGAAGCGGGCGCCCTGGAGCTGTTCACGCCCGGAAACATTGAGGATTTTGACCAGCGAGTAGTTCTGCAGCGGCTGATCTTTTTCCAGCACGAACACCAACAGCTCGAGCTTGGTCCTGCCGTGCGTCCCGTCCCGCGCCACCACATCGCGAAGGCGCTGAAGCCGCTTCGCCGCCTCCGCCGCGCGGATCAGGCCCAGCTCGGCGTCGCCGCCACCCCCGCCATCGACCTTGACGCGCGAGGGATCGACCGCCGCCGCGCCATACCGGCTCTCCATCCAGAGATCATGCCAGGCGCACGCCGCCGCCAGCTGCTTGCGGTTCAGCACAGCAGGGTTCCGCCCCCGGCCCAGCCCCAGCTCCGCGATCTGCTTGGTCGGCGCAAGGGCGCGCAGGTGCTTGCCATCGGTGACCAGCCCGCGCGCGATCGCCGAGAACACGTCCAGCTCCGCCGTCTGGGTCCGGCGCGACAAGTCCGCCTTCACCTGATGGAACAGGCGCTCGCGGTCCCGCCGCGCCAGGAACTCATCCGCATCCACCTGATCGCGGATCCGCGCCCGGTCCTCGGGCTTCAGCCGCTCCACCCAGTCGGGCAGAGGCTCGGCCTTCATCGCGGCCTGCCGTGCCGAGACCTGCTCCGCCTTGCGCTGCGCCGCCCGGGCGTTCTCGGCCTTGCGCTGCGCCCGCGCTTCCCGGGCCGCAGCCTCGCGTTCCTTCAGCGCCTTGCGAGCCTTGTCACTCGCCATCATCCGGCCCTGTCCGCTCATGCCCGCGCCTCCCGCTGTTGTCCTGTCGCCGTCTCGGTCAGGGCATCGGCCCCGACCCGTTCATATTCGCTGCGCCATGCACCCCGATCCTGCAGGCGAGCCTTGGCCCGCTCCCAGTACGCAGGGGCGACCAGCGCCGTGTCCCGAAAGCCGAAATGGATCATCGCCCCGGTGAAGGTCGACCGGAATGCACCCAGATCTTCAGCGACCAAGTACAGCCCCCTCACCCCGGCCCCGTTCAGCGGATGCCGCACCACCCGGAAGCGGAACCCGCCCTCGGGCGTCAACCAGGGGGCCGCATGCCGGTTGCTGCGTCCCATACCGCCCAGCATGGCGTCCAGAAACGCGCCCTCGGCGCAGTCGTGATCGTACTCGGGCAGGTCGGGCTCTGGTCCCGGCTCACGCTCAGTCAGACGATCCGCCGGACCCGACTTGAACTGACGCAGGCGGCTCTTGCCGCGACCCTTGCCCGATCCGCCCTCTCGCCGAGTCTTCGACCGGCTGGGCTTGCCGCCAGCGGCTGCGGGTTTCGGCTCGACCGCGTCGGTCCGGTCGCCGCCATCCGGCGGCGAAGCGACCGGAACCGGCGCTTTTTGTGTATTTTTTTCGTTAGAAAGAATCGTTCCTGCTGTCGTCGCAGCGACGACAGGGGGTGTCGTCCCTGGGGCGACAGGGCCTTGTCGCCCACCGGCGACAGGGGGGGTGTCGCCCACGGGCGACAGGGTCTCGCCCTCATCGCCCGCATCTTCGGCGGGATCTTGATCCCCGTCCTCAGCCTCAGCGGCCTGATCGCCCCGGCGCAAGGCCTTGAACTCCGCCAGCGACTGATCCGGCGCTTCACCCGGCTCCCGCTCATCGCCCGGATCCAGATGCACGCGATAGGCCGCAGGCTTGTCCGACCGCTCGGCGCGCCGCACCTCGACCCAGCCCAGCCATTCCAGCACGGTCAGGGCCTCATTCACCTTCTGACGCCCGAATCCGCACCGCGCCGCCAGACGCGACTGACGCGTCGGCGTCGTCCATCCCCGGCGATCCGTGAACGTGCCCAGGGCGCACAGAACGCGATAATCGCTATCGCGCATATGCCCGGCGATCACATCCTCGATCGCCCCGGCGGGCGTCACTGACAGGCGTGGCCCGTTCATGCCGCACCTCCGACCATGGGAAGTGGCATCTGCTCGCGAATATAAGCGAGGCCATAGCCGACCCGGTCTGCGCGCTTCAGAGCGGCGGATGCCCGCGCCCCCGCAGAGAACAGCACAACCCCAGATCCGGGCGACTTCCCTATGCTTCCGTCAGGGCGCAAGAATTTGGTCTTCCCCCGTGGGAAGAACACAGCATCAGCCAAGGGCGCAACTTCATGGAACCAGCTGGACGAGGTCCGGGCCGCGACCAGCGCCAGCCCATGCCCATGCCCATGCTGAAAGAACCGGCGCAGCCATGGCAACTGCCCATTGCGCCCCCCGAAGGGCGGGTTCATCCAGACGAACCCATCCCACGGGGCGGTCAGTCCATTGTCAGACTTCAGGAGGGCTCGGTCAGCCGGCACAAAGCACCGATCCAGCCCCGGCGACGCGACGTCCAGATCGAACCTCTCACCAAGCGCATCAAACAAATCGGGCGGCGTGTACCACTCATCGCTTTGACCAACGCAGCGTTCATGCTCACTCATGCCTGCGCCTCCCCGATGAACTTCACCGGGCCGCGCGGATCGATGCCGCGACGGCGCAGACGCGCGTCCTGATCGCTCACACAGGGCAGCACATACTGCGCCCAGCACTCGCCCAGTCGATTACGGACAATCTCGATCTCCGCCACGCACGGCGCTTCGACCTGCATGTGGCAGGCGGGCGGAGGGATCAGGGCCTGGATCATGTGGCGCTGCCCCCATGCCAGTCCGGGATCCAGCCGCGGGCCTCGAACAGCAGCGTCACGGCCTTGCGGGCCTGATCCGGGTTCGTGAAACTCACCCCCAGCCCGCCGGCCATCACCCAGTCGAGCGGCCCGCCCACAAAGCCGCAGGCGTGCAGGTCCGGCCCCGGACACACATATTTGCGGGCCTCGGTCGCGCGCAGGGCCTTCACGCCCCCGCCGCTACATCCGCAACACGGACAAGCGGTTAGGTCCGGCTCATCCATGCCCAGATCCCGCGCCTGCGCCTTTACCGCGATGAACAGCGCGTCAAAACTCACATAGCGCTGCTCCAGTCGGGGCTGCGCCGTCATCATCGCCGCGTCACGCATGCGCCCCTCCCGCATTTCCCAGCCCCGCCAGCGTCGCCGCCTGGGCGGGCGACAGGCGGTGCTCGCCCAGCGGGTCCAGCTCCCGCGCCAGCGAATGCGGGCATCGCACCCCGCCGCCGACCAGCCGCAGGGCGCGATCGCGCAGCACCTCCAGCCGCCGGGCATGGATCGCGCCGTCCGGGATCGGCGGGCCGCTCGCCTCGGCGCGGCGAGTCTGGTCATATTTCATGATCGCGTCATGCTTGGGCGCGATGCGCTTGACCATGGCCAGCACCTCCGCCGCAGACGTCTCGTGCAAGCGGCAAATCGTATCCAGCTTGCGCGTCTCGCGCGGATGGCACACATCCAGCGCCGCCCGGGCGGCGGGCGTATCGGGCAAGGGATCGCCCACCGGGCCGAGGCGCAGGGACAGCGCCCGCTTGATCAGAAGCTCACGCCGCCACAACAGCGCCAGCCCGACCGACCGCAGGGTCGCGCCCGGCTCCGCCCACAGCATTCGCAGTTGTGTTTCCTCGGCGTTCGTCATGCGCGCGGTCCCGCCCTTGCCCTGCCCCCGACGGAAGATCTCCAGAACGGCTGACAGTGGCGCGGCGGCGCCCACGGGCGTGATGAAATGATTGCTGCAGAACATCTCGCAGGCGGCGCGTGTGCCCCCAAAGAGCCGCGCAATCTCGTTGGCGGACGCGCCTTCAGAAACCCGCAAATGGTACAGACGCCGCACCTTCTCTTCGGACCAATCAAAGCGGGCCATCGCGCCCCTCCGTCTCTGCGGCGGGCGCATCCTGCTTTCGCAGGGCATCCAGTCGGGTGCGGCCCGCCTCGGTGATGGTGTGAATTTGCGCCCGGTCGCGCCGGGTCATCTCGACCAGCCCTTGCGCGATCAGGTCGCTCCGGACCATGCCGTAAAGGCGCGACCAGTTGGCCAGTCTGCGCAGGTCTTCACTTTGCAAGGGCCCGTCTTCCAGTGCCTCGAGCAAACGCCGGTACAGGACGGATGCCCGAACGCGTTGAGCGGGCGCGTCAGCTCCGTCGGCGGGATCGGCGTACCGCGCCGGTCCGCCATCAAGCGCCGCCAGAACGAACCGCCGCTCCTCCGGTGCGAAATACCAGCCCCGACCGTGCTGGTTGTGAATGCTCAGCCCGAAACAGGCCAGCTTCCGCCGGATCGATGTCAGATGAACATCAAGGGCTTTGCTCGAAGGCGTTTCATCGCCCGGCCATAGCGAATACGCCTTCCGGCGCGTCAACCGCTCATGCGCCGCCAGCATGCGGCACAGATAGGCTTCGGTCGCCGTCAGCGCCCATTCATCCGGACCGCGCCGCGCATGGTTATGCGCCGCCGCCGCCTCAGCCTCGAAATACGCCAGCTTCTCCAAAGCCTCATCGAGCGCGCGCTGCAGGCGGTCATACTCCGACCGCTGCACAAAGCCGCGCGGGGCATGGGCCAGGGCGGCATCAGACATGCGCCGCCTCCATCGCGTTCAGGCGATCCTTCGACTGCGCCGTCAGGGCGTACCCACGCCCCCATTCGGTATCGATTGCGATCTCGAAGGGCTTGAGCTTCTTCCGCAGCTTGCAGACCAGCACATCGACGATCTTCATCTCAGGCCCGCCGTCGATGCGATCGCCATAAAGCTCAAAATGGATCTGGTCTTTGGTCAGGGCGCCGCGAGCTTTCAGCGCTGCAAGTATGGCCTCTTCATTCGGCGTCAGGCCGAGCTCGACAGGGGCGCGCCACTCCGGGTTCATCCATTCCGCACGCAACCGCGCCAGCTGCTCTCGCAGGGCCGTGTTTTCCACTTCGAGCGCTTCGATCCGCGCCGCGCAAAGGGGGTCATCACACATCTGACGCCCTCCGCCACAGGTCCATGGCCAAGGCTGCATACGCAGGGATTTTCCGGGCTCTCGCATTGGCCCGGGCGTCGCTTTCCAGTTCGATCTGGGAGCTGGCGAGGAGGGCCGCCGCGTACGCGTCATCCTTCACATCGCCCGCGTACTCACGGGACCAGAGGCACAATGCGAGCGCCCGGACCAGCATGGTCGTGATCGGCGCCCGTCGCGCTGTCACCGCGATGCCGGCCAGACGGGCGAGACCGACCGGGCCTTTCGCCTTGGCCACATCACGCATCGCCCCGACCGCGACGGTATCGCCAATCTCATACCGACCTTGCGGCGGCGGCCGCATCAGCATGCGCGCCCCGGCGCGCTCCAACCCGTCAGCAACTGCAACCGCAACTGGATCACCCGCCACCAGAGCGGCGCGAAACACGCTCAACGGGGTCATCGCGACCCGGTCACGGTTCAGCGAAACAAACGCATCCGCCTTTTCAGCCTGCGTCCGATCACTCACGACCAGAACTGGGATCTCGGTGACTCCCCCATGACTGGCCGCAGCCGTCGCCAGATGCTGACCATCCAGCAATTCGACCCGGCCATCTTCATGGCGCACACCAACGGCGGGTCTGGCCCGCGCCCAGTCGAAACCGGCCACGATCTGCCGGATCAGGGTGACCGAGCGCTCGGACAGATCGCGCTGATAGGCGCGATCCACATACAGCTGATCAAGCCGCATCCAGCACAGTTCAGGACGCTCCCCCAGGTCAGACTTGGCGACCCCGGGAACGCTCAAGGCGCGTATGGGGTGAAGCTCACTCATGACAGCACCACCCAGACCAGAACGAGGCCAAGCGTCAGCGCTGTCACACAGCGCCAGCCGCGCGCCGTCAGCGGGATCAGGGGGCGAGAAGGGCGGCGGTTCATCAATACCTCCCGCGCGGCGTTTTCAGGGCTTCGCGCAGGGCCATGCGGCGGGCGATCGTCACGATCGTCCGCGTATTGACCTCTTGCGCGTCCAGCTCCTCCACCGCGCGACGGCGGCGGGACAGGCTGATGTCGTAATGGTTGAAACGGCTGGCGGGCGGGCCCTGATACCAGTCGCGACGCAGGCCCAGCCGGTCCGCCGCCGCGTGCAATTCCTCAAGGCTGTCCGCCGTCATATGGCACATCTTCATGCGCCCCAGCGGGTGACGGGGATCATCCACATAGAGCGCCATCACCGCCCGTCCCCCGGCTCGAGCAAACCCTGTGCGATCGCGCGCACCTGGGCGGCGGCCTCCACCGCCTCATCCAGACTGTCGATCAAGCCGGGCAGGTCATCGCCCGCATCCAGCCGCCCATTGTCTTCAAGCGCCTCGCCCGCCTTGCCGATGGCCTCGCCCAGCTCCTTGAACAGGGCCGCGAGCGCTTGCGAGCCTTCCGCCGCCGGGTCGATCGCGGGCAACGGGATCACCGTGCAATGCAGCAACGCCGCCATGGCGCGCAGATGCACCGGCTCATCGAGAAAGCGGTCAAACTCGACGGCCCGGTCAATCGGCAGGCAATGATCCGCCGCCCCGGCCTGATGACCGCTCAGACACCGGCTCAGCGTCCCGGCGTCATAACCGGACACGTCGGCGAACTCTTTCCGGGTCGCGCCGTGGCGCTTGAGCGCCAGCTTTGCGGCACGCCGCAGCGTACTCCGCTCCGCAGCGGTGGTGATGCGGTCCGCGCTCATCTCGCGCCCCTTTGCTGTCCGGCTTGATCGTCAATTTCAGGGGCGAGAATTGAATCGCGCGCCGTCGCGGTTCCCGCGACTTTGGGGCCATGACATGCACACGCCCCCTCACCCGAGCCGATATCGCCCGCCTCGCCCGGCGCCTCGGCCTGCGCCCCGATCCCATCCGCGACCGGGCCGTCGCCCGCCGACTCCGCGTCGAGCGCGTCGAGCGCGGTTTCGACCTTCAACAGATTGTCGATCAGGCGGGGGCGGTATCCGGGCCGCGCCATCTCGCGCAGCGTGGATTCAGAGACCCCCGACAGGGAGACCAGCCGCGACCGTTTTCCGGTCTGGCTGGCGGCGCGAAGTCGCGTAAACGTCGCTTCGACGAGGGTCTCTAGATGGGGATGGGCTTGGGTCATGGCCGCGAGTATTCGCGAGTTCTCGCGAATGTGTCAAGCCGAGACACGCGACTCCCCGCGAGCGCAATTCCCGAAAAGCCGTGATAGCCCTTACAGTCATGATCACTGAGGTTGAAGAACAGCGAGAGGCGCTCAAGCGCTTCATGGACGCCCGGGGCCTGAACCCGCACGCTTGGGCGAAGGCGGCCAAAGTCCCCGATTCAACCTTGCGCTCTTACCTTCGCGGCCAGACCAACAGCCTGAAAAGCCATGTCGAGCGCAAGCTCGCCGATGCCGCCGGCGTCAGCGTCGATGCAATGTACGGTCGCGACTATGGCGCGCCTCTTGCGAGACATCAGGTCTGGGTCAAGGGGTATCTGGGCGCGGGCAACGCGATCCAGCTATTTGAAGCGATGGGCGAAAACGAAGGTTTCTATGAAGTGTCGCGCCCGCCGGGCGTGCATGGCGATGTCAGCTGATCGCCATGGAGATCCGTGGCGGCTCCATGCCGCCCTGGCGCGATGGCGATGTGGTCTATTGCGAGCAGCGCGATCATGTGGACGTCCAGGCCATA